TACAGATGCGGCAGTTCCCAGACCAGGAATTAAACTTGCTCCACCAGAAGCGAGTTCCAGACCAGCACCAGTCAGATCCCCCGCCATTGCTCTTTGACCAGCAAACAAGGCACCAGCAAGGAGACCAATCGCTGGAATTTTCTTCAGTGCTGCTTTTCCAAGACCTTTTCCTAATCCTTTAGCAAGACCTTTACCGCCAATAGCTAGAGCAGCTCTTTGTCCTACTCTTCCAAGTCCTCTACCAAATACACCCTTACCTGTTTTTAATGCTCCTCCAATACCTCTTCCTGCTCCTCTAAAAAGACCACCCATTCCTCTGCGACCACCGCCCAGAAGATTCATCAAACCACCACCAAGTCCACCAAAGATACCACCAAAACCTTTAGGTTTAGAAAGTTTAGTTGGATCTAGTTGATCACTTTGATCATCAAAGTTTGTCTGTGAAGCTGCTAGGAGAGCTTGCTGACGATCAGCAAGTTTTTGCTGCTCATCTTTCTGTCTCTCAAATAGTTGAATTTGAGTGCTAACCTGCTTCTCTGCTAAAGCAGAATTAAGTTGACCTAATCTAGAAAATCCTTGTGAAGTGATAGCAGAAGAACTCTGAATCGCTTGTACAGTATCTTGTGAAGACTGACTAATTCTAAGTTCTACAAATTTCAGTGCTTTTACAATATCACTGATTTCTGTTGCATTGACATCGATAGCACCCGACTGAAGTGCTCCCATCGATGATCCGCCACCCAGTCCAGGACCAGGCTCAGGAGGTAAAATTTCTGGATCAATAGCACCTGCAGGAGCAAGCAGATTGGCTGTTTTCTCTAATGATCCACCAAGAGAAACAAATCCAGGAGATAACGCTGGGGGACCTCCACCTAAGGGACCATCATCTAATACAGAAACATTAACTGGTTCAATTGGATCTGGAGATGCAATTGTAGATAATACACCACCAGTTATAGGAGCAGTGGGAATTTTTTGAGAATAATCGTAATCAAATCCACCCCTAAAACGACCCTGCTGAGTTTTTGTAGGATCTCTTCCTGCTGGGGGAGTAGACTCAAATCTACCTCTAGTTCTAGCAATTCTGTCACCACCAAAAGTGGATCCTAATGCTCTCTTGAAAAAATGACCTCTTCCAACACCAGCTTCTGATAATGATGTATTATTCTTCTCGGCAACACTTTCAGCATAAGCACGCTCTCTGCGTGCCATGTCAGATGCCTTACCAATTCTTTTCCCAATGCCACTAACGATCGCACCCGTAAAGTTACGTTCCTTTCGTAGATCTGTTGGGTTTAGAAATCCGTGTGCCATTAGTGTGACGCTTCTGCTTGTTGTTTTTGCTGTTCCAGATATTGCATGAGGAGACTAACATAAACTTGTCGCTCCCAAGGCATCATATTTTCAATCTCTGTCAAGCTATATTTATGGTACTGCATCAAAGCAAAGTTAGTTCTGAAATACCCTTCCAAAGTATTATGGAAGAGTGCTATCCGAAAAAACTGGTCAATCCCGAAATGACGATTTTATTTTCAACTCCAGTGTTTGGATTTGTTACCGTAATGACATGTTCAAGTCTAGGAGTCGTTTCAAAGAATTTTTGAATATGCTCAAATTGGTTATTTGTCAATCCTTCCAAAAACTCACAAAACTCTTTTTTGGTAGTTGTAGAACTGTCATATACATCCTCACCATCATATAGTTGATCAATGCAACCAGCAATTGCCTCAATAACCTCATCTGCACCCATTCTTTTCTCAAGAATAGAACTAGACACAAATTCTTTGAATGACGGGTATTTCATAATTATACCCATAGTGTCAGACAACTCAATCTTGTTACTATGGTCTTCTGGTTTGGAAACCTCGACATCATTCAAATTAAGATTATAGCGAACTTGCGTTTCTCCATCATCTTCGCAAGTAACGTTCAATTCGACTACTTCGCCAACAGAGGCAGATCTAATTTTTAGGAAAATGTACTCTAAATCGAAAATTGCCAAATCTTCAACTTTAATGCGTGATTGAACGCATCCTTTGATGAGAGTCTTCATAGCACTCTCAATTTCTTTTTCATCTTCTCCTTCTAATGCCAAAAGAAGCAATTTTTCTTCTCTAACTACAAATGGACGATATTTGATTTTTTTGCCAGTAGAAGGAACTTCCAACTCATAGGTTGGAAGAGATACTTGTGGTAATGCCATTATGTTCAGACCAGATCATATGTATATTTAGCGCGACTTTTAGACCCAAAAATTAGCGGGAAAAATTTTCCCACTTTCATGGAATTGAAAAGTCAATTTTCACGTTGCTGTGCTCTTTGTCTTGGAGTCAAACTTGGATCGTAAGGAATTACTTCCAATGGTACTGGTCCTGTTGGTTTTGCTGCTGGAGCAGGTTTTGTTGGAGTTGGTTGAGGTAACATTCCACCAGGAACTCTTCTTGTCCTGACTTGACCGAATGGGGTCAAATATTGCTCTTCAATTATACCACCACCAACGTCTACTCTTCCAACAAGTGTACTTCCAGGAACAACAGCACCTTCCATATCTTTGACATTTCTTACACTTAGTTTTTGAACCGTGTGTCTCTGATACTTGAATTGTGCAGTTACTCTGGTAACCTGTGCTTGTCCAAATTGCAGAGGAACAGAGTCAATTGCAAATGGCCATGCTTTATGAAGAATATACTTAATTGACTGCCTTTGTGTATCTCCTGTAGGACCTCTCTCAGTTTTTATGATTTCAATGTCACATGCGTATTGATGTCTATATTTGGGGTATGTTCTTCTAGCTTCACTGCCTTCATTTTGTTCATACCACATTGAATCATACCAATCAGTAAGAATCTTTAGTGTCGTCATGTCCGCGTCACACATGAATCCCAACTGAACATCAGTAAAAACTTTAGTATGTGGATAATCTACGATTCCAAGTCCAGTATGTAAACCCTTTATGTTGCCCGTATCAGTATTAATGTTTGGTAACTGCGCTTCCTCGCAAAATAGTTCAATAGTATCACTATAGTTTGTATATCCGCTCGTTATGACCGATGGTGGGTTGATAAGTCGCACAACAAAACTATTGGAGAACGCCATTCCCCCATTTGCTCCAATTGCACCCATGATTTGATGTAGAGTCTTTCCTGAGGACACGCTAAATATATACGTTGGAACAACTATATTTATGGCGTACTCTGGGTATTATAAACCTTTACATCCCGAGAAGTACCGTGGCAACCCGACAAACATTGTTTATAGGTCGCTATGGGAACGAAAGTTCATGGTGTTCTGTGACAACAACCCTAGTATACTACAGTGGGGCAGTGAAGAAATTATTATACCATACAGAGCACCTGATGGTAAATTGAGAAGATACTTCCCAGACTTCTACATTAAGGTTCGTGAAACATCTGGAAAGATTACTAAGTATATTATTGAAGTAAAACCCAAGAAACAAACACAACCACCGAATGACAAAAATAAACGAACTGCCGCATACCGTAATGCTGCTCTAACTTACGCTAAGAACCAAACAAAGTGGTCCGCAGCGCGTGAGTATTGTGAAGACAGGCAGATGAACTTCTTAATACTTACCGAAGATCACTTAGGAGTATAACAATGGCAAGCGGATTTGCGTCTATTCAGCGCAACACAGTAAACAAGGACCCAGGATACAAAACACTCTTTGAAAGAGTAACAAACAAGACAGGCGGAGAGAAGAAATCTCTCAGTTGGTATAGAAATGCTGTCAAACAAGAAGCAAGTAGTTACAAAAAGAACTTCAACAAATATATTTTAGACGAACGTAAAGATCGTGCTGGTGCTGCTAAATCACAAGATGCAAATGAACTACGTAGGCACACTGTAGCAGGACATCTGTACATGTTTGAGTACAAGGCAAAGATGAAATGGTTGCCTTACTATGATAGATTCCCACTTGTCTATGTTATCAAAGCAGCAGGCAAGGATGAATTCTGGGGTGCAAACTTACACTACATGTCTCCAAAGAAAAGAGT